GCAAGCGCTGGCCTACTCGACAATGTTTCAGTCACGGACGAAAACCAACAAGAACCGAATCCGCAACAAGTCGCAATCGACCACAAAGCGCCAGACCCGTCTGCGCCGGTCAGCCCAACCGATCGGCCAGAGTGGCTGCCGGAAAACTTCTGGAAGGACGGCAACGCCGACTTTGAGGGGCTGGCAAAGAGCTGGCGAGATCTGCGCGGCAAGATCAGCAAAGGCGCTCACAACGCCCCGGCTGATGGCAAGTACGACCTGTCATCCTTTGGCGAAGGCAACGCCGAAAACCCGATGGCCAACACCCTGTCCGGCTGGGCAAAGGAGAACGGCCTATCGCAGGCGCAGTTCGACGACCTGGTCGGCCAGCTGCAGACCCAAGCCAAGGAGATCATGTCTGCCGACTTTGTCGACCCAGCCGCAGAGATGAAGAAGCTCGGCCCCAACGGTCGGGCAATGGTCGACGGCATGGTCGACTGGGCGCGTGGCCTGGTCAACAAGGGCGTCTGGTCAGCCGAGGACTTCGACGAGTTCAAGATCATGGGCGGCACGGCTCGAGGCCTGAACGCCCTGGTCAAGATCCGCGAGGCCTACGAGGGCCGGGTGCCAATTCAGTCTGCACCGATTGAAGGAGCACCGACCCAAGAAGAGCTCTACCAGATGGTGGCCGATCCCAAGTACAAGACCGACCCCGCCTACCGACAAAAGGTCGAGAAGCTGTTCAACCAGGTCGTCAAGGACTAACCGGTCGGGCCTTGTACAGATTGCAATCGACTGTGTTGCATTTTGGATACAGTTGCCTACAATCGGCGACAAGGCCCACCGGGTTTCCCCGACCCTGACTCGCAGCGAGATGCTGCCGAGTGGCTGCCGTAAGCAGCAAGCACAGGCCCGCATGACGCGGCTCACCGACGCGCAAAACCCTGACTAATTAACCGAACGAGGTTTACAAATGGCTATCTCTCTGAGCAACGCCTTTGTGACACTGTTCGACGCAGAGGTCAAACAGGCTTACCAGGGCAAGGCAATGCTGGTGGGCGCTGTGCGTCAGCGTCGTGGTGTCGAAGGCTCTACCGTAAGATTCCCGAAGGTCGGTCGTGGCGTGGCAACTGCCCGCGTGACCCAGACCGATGTCACGCCGATGAACGTCGGCTTCTCGACCGTTACCTGCACGCTGTCCGACTGGAACGCTGCTGAGTATTCGGATGTGTTTTCGCAGGCAAAGGTCAACTTTGACGAGCGCTCTGAGCTCGCCCAAGTGGTCGGCGCTGCGATTGGCCGTCGCCAGGATCAGCTGATCCTCGACGCTCTGAACGCTGCTTCCGGCACCGGCACCGTGGCAAATTCAATTGGTGGCTCGAACACCAACATGAACATCGCCAAGCTGCGCGAGGCTGCGAAGATCCTGAACGCCAAGAACGTGCCGGCTGATGGTCGCAACATCATCATTCACGCCAACAGCTTGGCATCGATGCTTGAGCAGACTTCGGTCACCAGCTCGGACTTCAACACCGTCAAGGCGCTGGTTCAGGGCGAGATCAACCAATACATGGGCTTCACTTTCCATGTGCTGGGTGACCGCACTGAAGGTGGTTTGCCGATCGACGGCTCCTCGGATCGCACGCTGTACGCCTTCCACAAGGACGCCATCGGCTACGCAGAAGGCATCGCACCCAAGACTGAGATCAACTACATCCCTGAGAAAACGAGCTGGCTGGTCAATGCTCTGTTCTCGGCGGGTTCGGTTGCGATCGATGCCGAGGGTATCGTCAAGATCACTGCCCGCGACACCGCGGCTGCAGCTTAATAGGGAGGGCTGAATCATGGCATACGATGCAGCTGGCTTTACCGCCTACTCCGCGTCCAAGCGCGGCAACGCACCGTCGATGTATGGCTACAAAACCGCAGACGCCATCGCGGATGTCAACACGTCGGGCTACTTCAACTCACTGGCCAACACCCTTGAGGTTGGCGACGTGATCCACTGCGTGACCTCGACCGGCTCGACCGCCGTGGTCACCCTGGTCTACGTCGTGTCCAACGCTTCGGGCGTGGTCGACGTGACTGACGGCACAACTCTGTCGGCTACCGACGGCGACTAACCGGCAGTCAACAGTAGCACCAGGGGCTGGTCTCTGAAACAGGAGCCAGCCCCTTCTCACATTAAGAGGTTGCGATGGCAGCGGGTGATACCGGGATCACAATTTGTTCAGATGCCCTGCTCCTGATTGGCGCAAAGGCCATCACGTCGTTCAATGATGGCACCGACGAGAGCTCGGTCTGCGACCGTCTGTACCCAGACATCCGCGACTCCACGCTAGTGATGTACCCGTGGAGCTTCAACACCAAGAAGGTGCAACTCGCTCGCCTGCTGACAGCGCCGACCTCGGTGTGGAAATACGCCTATCAGCTGCCGGGTGACCGCCTGGCCGGCCCGCGTGCTGTTTATGACACCGCCAGCCCAGGCGCTTCAGTGCAGAAAGACTGGGAAATCCAGGGTGACCAGCTGCTGACCAATATTGAGGCCGTGTTCATCGACTACCAGTACAGCGTCGGTGAGTTCGCCTGGCCGCAGTATTTCACCCAGCTGATGAAGTACATGATGGCCTGGCATCTGGCCGAGCCGATCACCGAACAGCAGGACAAGTCGCTGCGCTGGGAGCGCAAGGCAGTGGGCGACCCGTCCGAGAATGGCCGCGGCGGCTTCTTACGCACGGCGATGAACATCGATGCGCAGGGTCAGCCGACCCGTGCGATGGAAGATTACACGCTCATCGCGGTGAGGAACTGATGCCGCGCTTCGTCGACTTTGCCACCAACTTCAGCACGGGCGAGCTCGACCCGCTGCTGCGTGCGCGGGTTGACCTGCAGTCCTATCCGAACGCGCTGGCCAAGGCGACCAACGTGCTGATCCAGCCGCAAGGTGGACTGCGCCGCCGGCCAGGCTTGAAACACATCCTTGAGCTGCCCAACAGTAGCACCGCGTCTGCCGGCAACGGCGTGCGCCTGGTGCCGTTTCAGTTCTCGGTCGATGACTCTTACATGCTGTGCTTCACGCACAACCGCATGTATGTCATCAAGAACGGTGCTGTGGTGGCCAACATCAACAGCAGCGGCAACAACTATCTGACGACTAGCATCGGCAGCAGCATTGTCGATGACATGTGCTGGACGCAGTCTGCTGACACGCTGATTGTCGTTCACCCAGATCTGCAGCCGACCAAGATTGTGCGCGGCGCAAACGATGCCAGCTGGACTGCCAGCACGATTACGTTTGACAGCATCCCCAAGTACGCATTCACGCTGTCGGCCAGCAACCCGTCCGGCACGATCACGCCGTCTGCCGTGGCCGGCAACATCACGATTACCGCATCGGCCTCGGTGTTTAGCAGCGGCCATGTCAACCAGTACATCAATGCCAGCCCACAGGGTCGAGCAAAGATCGTTCGGTTCAACTCTGCTACATCGGTCGACGCCATCACCGAATACCCGTTCTTCAACACCGCAGCGGTTGCCAACGGCAGCTGGGAGCTCGAGACCGGCTACGAGGACGTGTGGAGCTCTGGCAAGGGCTGGCCGCGGTCGGTGACGTTCCATGAAGGTCGGCTGTACTTTGGCGGCAGCAAGTCGCGCCCATCGACCATCTGGGGCTCAAAGATCAATCTGTTCTTCGATTTCGTGCCAAGCGAATCGCTGGACGATGACGCAGTCGAGGCGACCCTCGACACCAATGACCTGAACGTAATCACGGACATCATTTCGTCGCGTGACTTCCAAGTGTTTACGACCGGCGGTGAGTTCGTCGTTCCGCAGCAAGGTACCGATCCGGTGACGCCGCTGACGTTTACCTTTAAGAACGTCAGCCGCAACGGCATCAAGCCTGGCACGAGGGTGCAGTCGGTTGAGTCTGGCTCGATCTACATCCAGCGCCAGGGCAAGTCGTTGAACGAGTTTGTGTTCAGCGACACGCAGCTGACCTATATCACTCAACGCATCTCGCTGCTTGCAGGCCATCTGTTGAAAGGCCCGCAGCGCATCGCCTTGCGTCGTGCTGCGAGCACCGAGGAAGCTGATCTGCTGATGATGACCAACACCAGCGACGGCACGATGGCAGTGTTCTCGATCATGCGTAGTCAGCAGATCACATCACCAAGCGAGTACATCACCGACGGTGATTTCCTTGATGTTGGTGTCGACGTGACGCAGATTTATGTCGTGACCAAGCGCGTGTTCAATAGCACAACCCGGTACTTTATTGAGCAGTTCAAGGACGATCTCTATACCGACTGCGCATTTACGGGCGGTGCCGCAGCAAGCGCAAGCAGCCTGCCGCATGTCGGCAAAGCGCTGAACGTCATCACCGATGGCGTGCCGCAGAGTAACGAGACTGTGAGTGGTGGCGGCTCGGTGACGTTCGACCGCGCATCGACCACCAGCTACGAAGTCGGCCTGCCTTTCGCGGTGTACGTCAAGACGATGCCGGTGGAGATCAAGCTGCAGACCGGCAGCCGTGTGTCGTTCAAAAAACGCATCGTCGAGATCAGCGCGGTGCTGGACGACACGCAGCATTGTCTGCTCAACGCGCAGGAGGTTGCTTTCCGGCTGATGGACAACCCGCTGCTGGATGACCCGGTGCCGACGTTCACCGGCATCAAGCGCGTCAACGGCATCCTCGGCTACAGCCGCGAGCAGGCGATCGAAGTGACGCAGAGTCTGCCGCTGAAGATGAATCTGCTCGGCCTTGATTACCGAGTCGCTGTTTATTCGGGAACCTGACGATGGCCATTACACCAGGACAACTTGTCGCAGGCGCTGGGTTTCTTACCAGTTATGCGCAATCGCAGATGCAGATCGCTGCTGGCATTCAGCAGCAGACCGGCTATCTGTTGCAAGCACGCGACAACCTCGCTGTGGCCGAGGTGCGTGCCGACATGGCAGAGATGTATGCCGCCATTCAGGCAGGTCGCACGCTCAAGAAGTCGCAGATGGAGTCGCAGAACTACCAGATCGCTGGCAACACGCTGCTCAAAAACATGCGTGCGACCAATGCTGCGATCCGCGCTCGAGCTGCTGCGAACGGCGTTGTGCTAGGCGAAGGCAGTGTGCAGGCCGTGCAAAACGAAAACGTCAGAGCAACCATGTTCGACGTTGGCATCACCGACCTGAATGCACTGACTGCTCGCATCATGGGCTACGAAGACGCGACCGCATTGGTGCAGTCGACCGAGTACCAGAACATGCTGAACCTGTTCACCGCAGAGCGCCAGGGTGCGCAGTACGAACAGGCTGGCAGCGCAGCTCGCACGACAGGTGGGCTGCTAAGTAACGCAACGCTGGCATCCGGTGCTGTTGCTGCCGGTGAGCGGATCATCGGGAAATAGAGAGGACAAGAATGGCGACGCGACTGACAGAAGGACAAGTACAGCTGCGCGGTGCCGGCGGTGTGCCGATGCAGCAGGTCGTGCCGACCGAGGTCGATTACATGACTGCTGCCCGCGCTGAAGTCAATGTCAGCAACGTGTATGCACAGATCCTCGACAGGATGGCCACGACCATCAACAAGTATTCGGCAGACCTGCGCACCAAGGAAGGTTTTGAGTATGCGGCTAACAACCCGCTGACGCCAGAAGACATCCAGCTCGCCAAAGAGGGTGTGACCGTCGGCCTGGGTGGCGGCATCGGCAAAGTGTCTGGCGACCTGCCGAGCTTTTTCAATGCCGCTGTGCGTAAGGCAAGAAGCCTTGAGCTCTCATCGCATTTTGAGATTGAGGGTCGCAACGAGCTGTCGAAGATGCTGGTCGACATCGAGACAGGCAACGCAAACTCGCAGCAGGTAGAGACCAAGATCGCGACCATGACCAATGGTCTGGCGAAATCGCTGGCAAGTGTCGACCCAGAGGCTGCGCTCAAATTCACTGCGACGATGAAGATGCACGGCTCGACCGTGCTTGATAAGGCGCGACAGACTGAGCTTACCCGCGCAAAGAACGAGCGCATCGCCAAGTTTGATCTCGACTTCGACAACAGTGTGCGACTGCTTGAGGCAACTGTGCAGCAGGGTAGCTACACCGACCCTCGCACTAGCCAGCAGTATTCAATCGACGAGCTCGCTGACGTGTTCCGAAAGAACATCAACACGCAGTCGATGTTGCTGGGTGATGCTGGTCTGCAGAAGGAATACTCGACCAAGTTTGAGACAGCGCTGCGCACCGCAAAGATCAACGCGGTGACCAAGGAAATCACCGGCGACGCCTACATGGCCGACCCGATGAAGACGTTGGCAAAGATTCGTTCGGGCGATGTGGGCAAGATGAGCCCGGTGCTGCAGCAGATGATCGCCACCGATTTCGACTCTGTGGCCAAGGTGACGGCCAACTTTATGGTCGCGGTCAACAACCGAGAGGCCATTGAGAAGCAGCAGAAGGCTGACGGCAAAGCGGCAGATCTCAAGCAATTTCTGCCGTTGTACGACCAGGCGCTGCAGGCACCCGAAGGCAGTGCGCAGCGTAAGAGCCTGACCAACCAGATCGCGGCGATCGCGATGCGCAACCCTGACGTGGTGCCGCTCGGTGTGCTGAAAGATCTGCGCGACCCGCCGAAGGGTGAAGGTAATTCGGCAGCCGAGTTCAATCTGTTGCGCGGCATCTACGAGGGTCGCATTACCAGCCCTGATCAGATCTGGTCGATGACTCGCCAGGGCTTATCCACCAAGCAAGCTGTGGCTGCGCTGAAACTGCTGAACCGTGAAGACAAGCAAGACCAGAACGAGCTCGACAACGGCATCTCCAAGCGTGCCGGTATCCCTGTGGTGCCTGGCAGCGTGACGGTCATCGACCCCAAGGGTGCTGAGTTCAAGCGCCGCCAGGAGCTGCTAGCGCAGTCCAAGGACATCGAGGCGCAGATGATCCGCGAAGGCAAGGTGCCGACGCCGCGGATGATTCTGGAAAAGATCGACGAGGGCATCGCCAAGCAGCGCAACAGCGAAGCCGCAAAATCCGCTCGCACTTTACTCAAGACGTATGAGCAAAAGCCTTGGATCAACGGAACGATCACCCGGCAAAACCTGCCTGCGCTGAAGCAGAAGGCTGGCAATGACATCAACAAGCAGCGCGAGGTGACCCGCATTGAGCAGCTGCTGAACCAGGCGGGAGAGTAACGATGGCCTACAGCCAGATCGAACAGAAGTATCTGGACACGCTGGCGATGGCTGCGTTTCCCGAGGCTGTGAGCGAGCCGATGGCTGCAGAGCCGTCGCTGGATGGCGTGCAGCTGGCTGCTGGGCCGAGCAAGACGCGCACCGATGCGCCTGCCGGTGCTGGGCTGCCTAAAGCGCCGACCACCCCCGAACAGGCTGCGGAGATGATGCGCAATATGCCGCTGGCAACACAATCAGAAATGATCATGCGCAGGATTGCAGAAGATCAAAAAGCTGGTGTTGTTGGCTCTGTCATTCCCAAAGACATGACACTGCGCGAGAAGCTGGCTGCTGGGATGCAGCAGATGTTGATTGACAATGCCGGCATGGACAATGCCCGCGCACGCAGGCTGGCACAAACCATGTTTGGTGGCGATAGTTCTGGCGCACCGCTTGGTATCGGCCTGATTGATGTCACGCCGTTTGTCATCCCGCTTGCCACGCAGGAGGCAGGCATCGCTGCTGGCGAGGCAATGGAATCGGCAGAGGCTGGCAAATATGGTCAGGCTGCGCTGCAGTATGGAACCGGGGTGCTTCAAAGTTTGGACGCCGTACCTGGTGTTGCGCTTGCCGCAAAGGGTGCGAAGAAAGTAGGTGAGGCGCTGGCACCAGCTGCTGGTGAGATGGTTGAAGGCTACCTGCGCAAGACGGGTGGGCTCATGGACGTGGCACCCCCTGGCCCGAACGTGGTCAGCACTCGCCTGCCGACAGCAAAGAAGGCGACTGAAGATCCGATCCAGAGCAGCCTGATCATTGACTACAACTCAGCAAAGGCAGACCCAGACGCATTTGCTCACAACATGGGTCTGATCAAGCAGTACCCGAATTTTGTTTCAAAGGCTCGCACGCCAGAGAAGCAGGCCGAGGACTTCATCAGCCATGTGAAGGACAACCTGCTCTACCTGTACGACCAGGTGCCAGAGGGAACGCGCACTCGATCGCGCCTGTGGTACGACGGCGCACGCAACATCACCGACCGCTTTGGCAATGAATACGGTGTGCCTGATCAAGCTGTGTCCGGTGTGCTTGCCGTGCTGTCGCCGCAAAAAGATTGGTTTATGAATGTCTCGCTTGGCCAGCGCGTGATCGACATCGCACGCAACCAAGCAGGCCGACGCTGGGATGATGCGATGGAAAACACCGCATCAGTCATCTGGGCTGACCCGAAGTACCAGCCGGTGATCAACCTGGTGCGCGGCAAGAGCTATGCAGAGCTCAAGACCCCAGGCGAGCGTGCTCTGTGGCTGCGTACATATGACCAGGCATTCAACCCGCGTGAGCACCAGATCGTGTCGCCGGAAGGTGATTTCATGGGCGTGCGCATGACGCAGTCTGGCGCACCGTACAAGACCGGCTGGGGATCTTTGAACGAGATCGGCAAAGCGATCTCAATCTTGGACAACCCGACGCGTGAAAACATCAGCATCATGCTCGGCCAGCAGCACAAGGTGCGCAACTTCTACAACAACATCTATGCGCCTGGTGACCCTGCCGGCCATGTGACGATCGACACACACGCAGTCGCTGCAGGCTTGCTGCGCCCGCTATCTGGCAACAGCCGCGAGGTGCTGCATAACTTCGGATCGAATGTGGCCGGCGAGGTCGGCCCAAAGAACAGCTCGATCAGTGGCGTGCAGGGAACCTATGGTCTGTTTGCCGAGGCCTACCGGCGTGCAGCTGCAGAGCGTGGCGTGCTGCCGCGTGAAATGCAGTCGATCACCTGGGAAGCTGTCCGTGGCCTATTCCCTGACACATTCAAGACCGCCAAAAATGTGCAAGCCATTGACGACATTTGGGTAAAATATAGGAAGGGCAAACTCTCCCTTGAAGAGGCACGCAATGACGTTATCAGAACAGCAGGTGGAATCCAGCCCCCCGAGTGGGAGCGAGCCGGACTACGTTCTGGATCTGCTGAAGCAGGCGGGCCTGCCGCTAACGCGGGAGAACTACCTGGGGCTGGCGTACCCGGAGGGGGTGCCGGAGGATCTGGACGAGTCCAGCCTGCCGGAGCAAATCAGACAAGCGTAACGCGGGGCCGTCGCGCTCCTGCTTCAGGAGCTAAGTGATGGCCGACAACCTAGACCAGCGCCTCAACCAGCTGATCCCACCAGCTCCGACTGGACAGCTACCGCTTGAGCCGATGCCCGCCGAGGGCATGGCAACCCCAGATCTTCAGACTGCAGTAGAGCCTGGCACGCCGTCGATGGACGGTATGCAGGTTGCGGGCCTGGGCTCTGTCATCCGCAAGACCCTGCGCGAAGCAAGCCCGAAGGCCACGCGCAACCTGGTGCCGGAGGCAGCACGCGCTGCTGACGACGCCCTGCCACCGACCGGCAAGGTCGGCACCAAGACCGTCATCCCCGAGGCCAGCCAGACCCTCACAGACGCCGTTAAACAGGCCACAGAGGCCCGCAAGGCGACGGGCAATGTGAAGGGTAAGCCGAGCGTCAGCGCAGCTGAGAGAGCCGCTGGCATCCCTGAAGAGGCATTTAACCTGCCCCGCTACCAGACCGACGACGCAGCTGCTGTCATCGGTGGCGTGGCCGACGCGCTAAAGATCAAGACCAAGGCGGTCACGTTCGACGAGATCAAGGCCAAGGCTGCCGACTCTGGCATCGATGAAGTATTCCTGAACCGGCTGATCGGCACCGACGGCAAGATGATGGCCAACGCTGTCGAGACCTACAAGGCGCTCGAGGTGCTGGAGTCATCGGCCAACGAGCTCGACAAGCTGTTCAAGCTGGTCGACTCAGGTGCTGCGACCGATATCGACAAGCTGAAACTGCGGCAGCAGATCGCCCTGCATGGCCTGATTCAGAAAGGCGTCAAGGGTATCCAAACCGAGACTGCCCGAGCTCTTGCTGTGTTCCGCATCCCGCGTGAAGGTAACGCAGACATCATTCGCAAGACGCTGGATGAGTACGGCGGCGACAACTCGCTGACCGACCTGGCGCGTTCGTACCTGTCGATCGAGACCCGCGCCGGCAAGAACAAGCTAGTGGAAGCCTCGATGATGTCCGGCGTCAAGGATGTCTGGTTCACGACCTACATCAATGGCCTGCTCTCCTCGCCGGTTTCGCACGCCAAGAACATTGTCTCGAATGCCATGTTCGGTGCGTATCAGATCCCCGAGCGGCTGATCGCATCGATCTATTCCAACACCTTGCCGGCTGGTGTTCGCAGCTGGAAGTCGCTGGTGCCTGGTGCGGCTGATGAGAAGCTGGCGATGGACGAGGCGCTGACGATGGTGCAGTCGCTGCGCAACGGGCTGATCGAAGGCTTCGACCTGGCGTCGACTGCCTTCCGCAAGAACCAGCCGCAGATGGATCTGGCCAGCAAGGTTGAGCTGGATCGTGCGCCGACCGAAGGCCTGGGCGAGACCCTGCAGCGCATGACCGGTGCTGACCAGGGCTCATGGTTCGGCAAGGCGCTGGACTTCTACGGCACCGCTGTCACTTTGCCTGGTCGTGCGCTCATGTCCGAGGATGAGTTTTTCAAAGGCGTCATGTACCGCATGGAGATCAACGCCCAGGTGACCCGCCGCGCCAAGGGGGTCTACCGTGATGCGATCGACTCCGGCATGACTGAGGCTGATGCTGTTGCCAAGGCCGAGGCCGAGGCTGCCGGCCTGCTGGCCAACCCGCCGCGAGATCTGGACGAGGCGGCGCTGGAGTTTGCCAAGCGCGGCACGTTTACTGCCGACCTGCCCCCTGCCCTGGCCAAGCTGCAGAATGTCTTCAACCACCCGGCGCTCAAGATCGTGGTGCCGTTCTTCAAGACCCCGGCCAACATCGGGCTGAACGTGGTCGAGCGCACGCCGTTCGCCCCGCTCTCCTCCCGCTTCCGCGACGAGATCGCAGCCGGCGGCATTCAGCGCGACATGGCGCTGGCCAAGGTGACGCTGGGCTCGAGCATGTTGGCCACGTTTGCGATGCTGGCATCCGAGGGTCATCTGACCGGGCGCGGCCCAGAGCGCAAGGCAGACCGCGAGGCGGCAATGCGCGATGGCTGGCAGCCATACAGCATGAAGGTCGGCGACACCTGGTACAGCTACTCAGGCATGGAGCCGGTCTCGGCGCTGATGGCAATCGCCGCCGACTATGCCGAGTACGCCAAGCATGAGCCGGACGCCAGCAAGGTCGAGGAAGTTTTCCTCGGTGGAACGTATGGCCTGTACGAGTACCTGAAGGAGCAGCCGTATCTGCAGGGCGTGGCTGACATTGCCAAGCTGATCGGCACCAACCAGCAAGGCCAGGTGGACGGCAAGAAGATCGTCGACGGCTTGGCCAAGCAGTTCGGTGCGTTTGCCATTGGCGGCTCGCCTGCGCCTGGGTCGAGCTCCATCGTTGCCGGCATTGAACGTCTGTACGACCCGGCAGCGCGTGACCCGCGTGCCAGCCCCGAGCTCCCGATGGGTGTGCGTGGCTTTGTCGAGGCTTTCAACAAGTACCGCAGCCGCCTGCCCTACTTCAGCGAGGCGCTGCCCGAGCAGCTCAACCTGTGGGGCGACCCGGTGCTGCAGTCACGCGGCAACCCGCTTGAGATCGTGCTGCCGACCAAGGTCAGCCCGCAGCAGTTTAGCGAGGTGGACGATGCCCTGGTGCGCTTGGGCTCACCGGTCGGGATGCCAGAGCGCAAGCTGCAGGGCGTGGAGATGGATGCCGTGCAGTACAACCGACTGCTGACCATCTACGGCAAAGAGATGCCGGCCAAGGACGCCATCCTGCAGACCATCCTGACGCCAGGCTTTGACCTGATGACGCTGGATGACCAGCAGAAGACCATTCAGCGCGTTCACTCGCAGTTCATGGACATGGCCAAGAAACAACTATTGCAGGAAGACCCGACGCTGCAGATCAAGATCGACGAGCTCGAGGAGCTGCGCAAAGCAAACGGACTGTATTACAAACCCGATTGACGTAAGTACAATTTCCAACCGGAAGGATTGAGACATGGGCGTACCAATTAACAATGTGACAAGGCGTGTGGTCTTTGCCGCTTCAGGCACAGGCCCGTATGCGTTCACGTTCGAGATCCTGGCGGCGACCGACATCGCGGTCTACAAGGACGACGCGCTGCTGACGCTGACCACCGACTACACGGTGACCATTGCCAGCAACG